CTAAGACTGAAGAATCACCATTCTGTGAAATGATTGAACTGGCAGATGGAACGGTCGAGCTGTTTCCGTCGATCAGGAAATATACAGGCCCTGCTGCACCGCCTGCCCCAGATCCTGCTGCTACATTTTTGCCGTATACTGCCCCTTGAGATCCATACTGGCCGTCTGTTCCAGAGCTATCAATTTGCCCATTTACGCCGTGTGATGCGCTTTTGCAGATAATGACTAGAGCCCCACCGCCAGCACCGCCAGCACCGCCAGAAAGATGGATGACGGACTGGTCATTAAATTCGCGCACATCGCCGCCGCTACCGCCAGATGTTGCGCGCATATCTCCAGGGATGCCTGATATTGACGCCCCGTTATTATCCAGCATCAATTCAGGAGCTGAACTATTTGTACCGACAGTTCTCTGGCTTTGGCGATTTGAAATTATTGGATCAACTGACGGTGCCATATTCAGACCGCCACCTGATACAGTATTGCCGATGAACCCTTCGGCTCCTAATGTTTCTGCCGCTGTAGCTCCGGAATGACCTGCACCGACACCGCTGATCAATCCGTTATAATGAAAATTCCCATTAATGCGGAGTTGAACATTACCAGTCCATGATAGCGTCACCAGATCATCCAGTTGCACGCCACCGTCATACCAATAAATATTAGCGGTATCGTTCATGTCAGCGCCGCCGGTAAGCGTGCTATCACCAGTTATATGCCACACACTGCCAGTGAGTGACCCGGTAGTAGACAGGTTAAGCGCATTCCCCGCCACAAGGCCCGTCCCATCATAGAACGATCCAGACAATACTGACGAGGCAGCAGTTGACACTAATGCTCCGGCAGGGCGCGATGATCCGAACAGGGTTAGCGTGACCTTTTTCCCGTCATCACGACAACCGATAACCTCAAAGGCTCTGTCTAGATCACCGCCTCCAACAAAGTCGCGCTGATTGAAATCGCACCAAATGATATCTCCGATCTCTACGCCGTTCATTGATTGATGACAATCGACAGTGATCAGCAGCGGCGGGCCTGAATAGCGATCGCGTAACGCATTGAATGTGTCGCGGATTACTGAATCAGTGTGCCTAGATCCATGCAGTCCCTCGAATTTCAATTCGTATGTGTCCGCCTCTTTATGCACCGCAATAGACGATGAGTCGACATACTCATTGATTCGTGTTGGCCTTCCTTTATCGTCATCGCTGTAATCGTAGTTCCAGCCGATGCTGTAAACGTTCGACACGGCGGCCTGGTCGTGATCTAGAACCGAATAGCTAATCACATTGCTGGCGTCCAGCCGTGCAACCGGCGATGCTGATGAAATCACGCGGGTCATTCGACGATAACCTAGCTGGCCGTCTGACAGCACAGGCATGAAGCAGGCTTGCGGCAAATCAACCTGCTCCTGAATGAATTTTTTGCCCTTGCGTTTTGTGAGGTTGTCGAATCGAAGGATGAAGCCAGCAGTATCGTCCAACGGATTCCACAGGTCTGCGCCGATGCCTGTGAATGCTGATGTCGAAACGTAGGCCGTTGATATGCCGAGGTGCCAGTGAGATGGTAGCGTGGCACCTGATTGGTTGTACAGTATCCCTGTCAACAGTGCATAAGCGAGCTTTGTGGCAGGCATCTCAAGGTAAATCACCTCCTCGACGGGTGTACGCCTGTCAGTATCGGCCGATGCGTCTACCTCGTGCGCGACGGCCTTTGTGTTGAGAACACCGCGCGTGCAGCCGGTAAATGTCGTTGCTGTCTTACCCGTGTAGCGGATCTTTTCGTCTTCGATCTTAATGTAGCCGACTGTCGAACTCGGCGCGTCCGAGAAGCTTGTTCCATGCGCAACCAACTCAAAATCTGTCGTATCGCCGACAGTGATGGTGGTGTCAGTTGCCGAGATGCTACTGGTGAGCGTGGTCTTTTTTGCGTCAAAAATATCTTCCTGCATCGACCGCTGGCGATCACGGCAGCGGAACGTATACCTGCCTCGGTGCGCAGACAGTTTGCCGTCAACAACCTGCGTGCCCCCGGGTGGAATCTGGTAGTCAGCCCACGCCAGGCCCTTATAGCCGCGATAAATGACGACTTGCTTGTGCCGTACCCCATCGCCACCGTCGAGCTTTGTTTTCAGTAGGTCAGTTACTGCATTGTCTTTATCTACTAGGTCAAAGTCCCTATGCTTGACTTCGCGTTACGCACGTCAAGCTTTTGTGACGTAACAACTGGGCTGCGCAGGATGCCGTAGGTAACATCACTCGATGCCGTGCTTGGTGGCACCTCGCAATCGGCGTGCGATGTGAAATAGTGCACGTCTGTATTGGCGTCATCGAACGATAACGCAACGACCCAGCGCTGCTCCTTTCTCAGCGCCGCGTTTTTCTCGGCGAACTTGCTTGAGTATGTCCTCACAATTTGCGTACCTTAAACGATCCACGGAACCAGTTGTGCATATTGCTCTCAGGTGTTGGGCCGCTATATTGTCCTACGCGGATATATGTTTCAGGCTCATCCTCTACCGCTACACTGCCGTATAGATCGAGCGTGAATGGTTCTGACGCACGCGTTCCGTACATAAATTCTTGGAACTCAGATATGCGCGTATATGTTGTGTCCGTGCGGTGCAGTAGGCCAGTAGTTATATCCAGCTCGTCATCGTCACGATCAACGATGGTCTCCGTGACGCCGCTTAGCGATACGTTGTCCGTTTTAACGGTGCTAGTTGCTGGATCGGACGACTGGACTGGCAGATCGAATGAATATGATTCGCCGACCTGCGTATGTGTTGAATATTTATTGAACGAACCCTTCTCTGATTCGTAGATCGCCTTGATCTGGGCGGCGGTGGGGGCGTAGTCGAGTACACGGATCAAAGTAGCGGAGCCACCTATCCAAGAATTAGAATTTGACGTTGACGCCCTTCGGCCGACAAACAAGGTCTCGTCCCCGGTATCTGCCAGCGTTTTCGTAACGGTAACTGAGTTCTCAAGTATCCCGTCCTGGTAAGCGTAGAATGTGCCAGACCTCCGCATGAATGTGAAAAACCTGAACGTCCCGGTCGTATCAAGGGCGATTCTTGAATTGTTTTCGCCCATACCAAGAACAGATAGCGTTAAGTTCCCGTTGTTTGCTGAAGCTATTGATATCGATGCACCAGCATCGTCATTTGTTGACGATGGAGACCCCCTGTGGACTAAATTATTCCAACCATCAGCCGTTTTCGAGTACCAACCCATAAAACAAAAATCACCAGTTCCGAAGTCCATATCTGCGTTATATGACTGTTTCTGATAATTCGACTCGCTGAACCCGGAATAAGCGACCAGCTCCGACCCCGGGGCGACGGCGCTCTTGGTGATCGTGCCATAGACTCCCAGACCGTTGTTATTGGTCGATAGATCGGGGTCGGCGCGCCTCACGGATATATTATCGAAATAAGAAATGTCGCCAGGCACTGCCGAGTCAACATAAAGTCTTATTTCCGACGTCGCTGACGTTGCCACAAAACCAAATGCGATTGTGACATTGCTTGTCGACGTAGTGCTCTCCCTGGCTATCTCAACACCAGAATTGTTGGCCGCCATAACCATTGCTAACTGCGTAGTGTTCGCAGCGTCTGTGCGCATAGTTGCCGTAACCATATACAGATCACCTACATTAGTCACTATATCCTGATATGGACGCCCCCTTGCCGTCGTCGTATTTGTCACTTTCAGCTCACCTGCTGATACTGATAGCGTCGCATTAATGGCAGTCCAGCCAGTTGCGTCTGTCGTGAAATCACCGTTCGCAACCAACTCCGACCCGGTGATCGTTTCCTCAGTCGTGTCGGCGAGCCATGCGCCCTTCTCGTCGCCGAGCAGCTTGAGGCCGCGCTGTGCAGTGTAGGTAACGGCGGCCATTACATAGCCCTCATCACAGCTGGTTGGCCATCAACCTCTATCGTAAGCCGCTCAACGTCTGACGCTCCCTGCAATTCGCGCATGAGCAAATCAGTCAGATCCTCGCTGGTTATGGCGCCGCCGTTATTGATGATGGTGATTTGCGGCGCTGCCTGCTGCGTGACGGGCTGCTGCTGGATTGGCATCGATTGCGTTTCCTGATATCGTGGCGACGATACTGCTGGAGGCTGCACTTGCGATACGCCACCACCTCCACCGACCTGCTGCATTTGTTTCGCCCCTTGCAGTGCAGCTCCAGCGGCCAGAGCCAGACCAAGCGGGTAAGGAGGGACGGCAAGTGCGTTCATTATCGCCTGCGCAGTGGAGGCGACGATGGAAGCGCGCGCCATGACCTTCTGCGCGGCATTCTGTTTCTTTCCTTCGCGGTTCATCAGCGCTGAAATGCCGCTGAATATATTGGCAGCAGCGCCGAGTCCCGCCGCCATCACTGAGCGTTTTTTTTGCTCCGCATCTATGGCCATTGCCACCAGCTTGTCTTGGTGCTGTTGCTCCAATCCTTCCAGCAATTCGTTTTTGTACTGCTCTGAAACTAGCTGATTCTGAAATGCCTCCTCGACCATAAACGAACGGCGCTCGTAACTCTCCATAATGCGCTGCTCTTCTGTCATCAGAGACTGACTCAGTGCATCGATCGAGCTAGACATTGCCGTAGATTGTTTGTCTGTAGTAACCGGAGTTGCTGCGCCAGAGACCGATACCGTCCCTCCACCGGAAGCCATTGCCTCTTTTGCTTTTGCGACGGCCTCTGCCGCTACCTGCGCCTGATACTGTATGTCTTCAGACCACTTCTTGATGCCATCTGACGGCATTGGCAGATTGGCCAGTCGCTCCATTTCGTCCATAGTGGATAGCAACGCATTACGTGACTCCTCTGCCCACTCGGACAGCGCAGCGCTTGGCTGCACGTCAATGCCTGGTATCCAGTTGAGCGCAGCCGCACCGGCCTTGTTCAGCTCATCCAGCCCTGTGATGATGGCTGAGATCGCTCCCAACGCAACTACCTGCAATCCTTTCCAAACGACTTGCAGCCCGCGCACCATGTCAGCCGCGAACCCTACGGCACCAACGACCTTTTCCATAGCCTTTGCGACAAAATTGCTCATTCCGCCGGCCTGTTTTGCGGCATCGACGAATTTAGTTGCGAGCGCTGTGATATATGGGGAGACATTGGCCGCGATGGCATTGCCGAGTCCTTTGGTGACGCCGCCAAGGCGGGTAAATGAATCGTTTGCTGCCTCGATTTTTGCGGCATCTATCCTTGATACAGAAAGTCCAAGCGCATCTGCCTCGACGGCTACGGCCCTCAGCCTATCCTCGCCGAGCGCAAGAGTGTTGACCAGGGCGACACCCTCGGAGTCGAACAGCTTAAACGATAGCCTGACTTTGTCACTTTGGCTTGTGACGTTCTCCATTGCCCCGGCGATTTTCTGGAACGCTTCATCTGGAGCCATTGCTGCGAGCTTTTGCGCATCAAGGCCAAGTTCTTTTATCGCATCCTTGGCCTCGCCAGTGCCTGCGGCAGCCTCGCTGAGACGGCGAACCATGCGCTGCAGCGCCATGTCCAGTGTATTTGATGCGACGCCAGACAACTCGGCAGCTAGGCGCATACCGGCAAGCCCCTCGGTAGTTATCCCAAGTTTGTCAGACGTTTTTGCGAGCGCATCAACAGAATCAAGCGACGTTTTGACAAGAAGCCCAAGCCCTGCGCTGCCAACCAGTCCAGCAATCGCGCCCTTGAACGAGAACATGGAATTGGCAACGGCCTTCATTGCCTTTGTCGTTTTGCGCTTGAACTGCCCAACAATTCCGTTGGCTTTTTTGAAATCCTTGGCAATCCTCGCCGTGCCTGCGCTTAACGAGATATAGAGACCGCCGATTTTAGTTTTTGCCATCGTTCACTATTCCCAGATATGCGGACCAGTACATGATTTCAGTTGATGTCCATTCCATTATTTCCTCGACGCTGCGGTGATGCCTGTCTGCCAGCTGGAACAGGAACATCAACTCTGCGTCGTCTGTTAGTTTCCCCTTGCGTCCTCAATGGTTGTATCGTCCTCTCCCATTTGTTCACAAATCAGCTGAACCACTTTCGGGTCAATGAACGTCTGAAAATCAGTGCGATTAGATGGTGAGAATAGGCGCTTGCGCCATCTTTCGCATGCTGATTAATCTGCCGCTGCGTCTTGTGCGACATTACCGTGCGATAGTAGATTTTCGCAGGCTCGCCATCTTCACCCCACTCTGGGACTTCGATGCACGACAATTCTCCAGACAGCTGATCCTGAAAATGCGCCTTTGCGTTCTTGATGATGTTCATTATGCCACCGTAGAATCAGTCAGCGCCCCATTACCCTTAAGCGTGAAGCTCTGCGTGATCATCGACCCTTTGGACAGAGCCATTGACTTACTCTCAATAGTCGCAGTGCCTGAGCGCGACACGTCGCCGGAGGTATTGCCCTCTGGCAAGAACACGACAGATACGGACGCACCGATGGTCATTGCGCCCTGTCCTGTGGTATCTGCCTCATCCCAAAAACACTCCATCGAGCCAGACCAGCTCGTGATGTCTGGCTTATGCGTTTCGGATGAGTCGGTCATTTCAGAATCGTCGATGGTTGCCACAGATTCGTCAATGGTGTAGCTGCTGACCTCGGCAACGGTATTGCCGCCAATGGTCACGATGCCAGAGCTTGATGTATGGTTTGCCATTTCTGTTACTCCTGGTTGGTGGTGGTGGTTTTATCGGCTAGATTTTTCACGGCTGCCTTTGTTTTATGTTCTGGCTGCGGTGATTCTGCCCAGCCTTTTCGCTTCATCGCTTCGATTTGCGTTGGATGACAGTCAACCGGAGCATTCGCCTTTTTGTGGTATAACAGCATATAGTTACCCTCTGTGGACAATCTCGAAATCTATAGCGCGTTGATGAAGCTCTGTATCTGGGTTGTATAAATCAATATCGCCGGAAAGAAATGAGTCCTCGACAATCACGCTAGCCTCAGTGCCCTGCCAACGCTGAAATGCCGCTTTAACCTGGATTGCGGTCGCGCTAGCGGTCGCGTAATCCTCGGCTAACACAGTCATCTGGAACCTCTCACGCAGTATATCCGTGTCATCTGTCATCAGTGACTCAGGAACGGCACTGATGCGCTGGTAAACTACCGCTGGATAGCCCACATTTTGCGGAGCTAGCCCAGGATATAGCCGCAGCCCTATCAATGCAGACAGTCCGGCGTGAGTTGTCCCACGGCTGTAAATGGCGTCCTCAACGGCCACGTGCTATCCCCTGTCGGTAAGCATCCGCCATTGCCTTGATGCTGGCCTCCTGCTGCGTATCGAATGCAGGGCGCATAAATGGGCGCGGGGCCATGCCCCTCGGCATTCCGTTCTTGCGCGGCTTGCGCTTTGTCCGAGGCGACAGCGGGTGAGTCCTGCTAGCAAACGTCCCATATTCTACGAGGTGGGCATACCAGCCGTCAGAACCCTTTATCGTCTTCCCGGTTTTCCCGATGCGCTCTTGCCGCGACTTGCCAGATCGCGGGCCTATAATCACAGTGGCTGATTTCCTTGTCTTCAGCCGCTTCATCCCGATGCTGCGTTTCAGGGTTCCGGTATTCGACGGAACTAGTGATTTCATCGCGCGAATAAATACCTTTGCTCCAGCGCCAACAGCCCGGCGGCTGATGTTTTTCTCTATCCTTAGCTCTAGCTTCTTGAGCGCCTTTTCGATCTCTAGCGCCCCTTCGATTTTGAAATCAATCTCCATCGTCTTCGCGCTCCATCAAGAGATATTCCTTCTTGATTGTTTCAGGTTCGCCGTCTTTGCCAAACTCGATCTCGTCTGGATAGAATTCGCAGGCGACTATTACAGGTTCTCCAACCTCCATCCTAATTTCTACGGAAATCGCGTTTTTCGGCACGCCAAGCATACCGAGGAGCTCTTGCACGAACCTTGATTTACCAGTGATTACACTCATACGTCCTCCATGCACATTAGCACTAGCTCACGATTTCCCTCGCGCACATCAATCGGCGGAGAGACAATTTCAAACACTCTGTCGTCGTATAGGATGCGCATTTTACTGTGCACTCCCTCAAGATAGCGAATGCGTATTTTTGCAGTTAGTTCTGCATTGATCTGTTTGCTCTCAAAATACTCACGCCCAACCAGCGGCTCTATGGACGCCCAGACCTCGGCAAAAGATCCCCACGACTCTACTACGCCGCCCTTGCTGTCGCGGGTTTCAATAACCTGCTGGATTGTAACCAGCTTGTTCAGCCTCCCGGCACGCATCAGAACCTCATCACTCTGTATGGCAGCAGCAGGCTATCGTAAGACATCGGGACAGTCGTGACTGACGTGCCTATAATTGCCTATAATCACCGGCTCTCGTGACTCGTACAGGTGAGAAATGTGGATAAGCATCGCCTGCCTGATCGTGATCGGCACATCTGATGCGGCCCCGTAACCACACACGATTCTGATCGTTACGGCGTGCGCCTGATCTCGCGTGCTAGGCCAGCTCTGACCGTATGCCAGCCGAATGACGCCTGGGTCTGAATCTGTGTCTACAGTATAAGCCGATGTTGCCAGTGTTTGCGTTGCACCGTCCGTGTCAACGTAAGTGATCGTAGCAGACTGAAGCACGCCTTTCGGCATTTCCATCGTGTCTGAAAAGTCGTCAATGAACACGTCCCAAGTCTGTGTGATCAGGGCACGCCTAGTGTACGTCTCTGCTGACTCGGTCGCTGCATTTATCAGCGCTGTGATGTACG